TTCTTCTTCTTCATCTTCATCTTCTCCTATAATTGGATTTTCTAAACTATCTTTTGCCTCTTCAGACAATTCTTCTTCCATAACTTCTTCCTCTACGCCATCAATAATATCATCTATTTCATCTATTCTTGACACCATTCCTCTTAATTGATTCTGCAACTTTTCTATTTGCATTTTCATTACTACTATATCATTTTCCATATCTATTGCTCTACCCATTATATCTCCTTTTTTATGTTAGTCGCATGGGCATACAGATTTCTAAACTATTTATTGACATTACTTGGCCTGTACGCCCACACTGTTTTCCTCTATAAGTTAAAACGGTATATCCGAATTACCGTCACTTATATCTATCTTTTTTCCATCCTCCCACTTTTTACAGAACTTACAATCCCAAAAGAAAGTTTTTTCACCTCTTTTGTTAATAAATTCTCTACCCTTATCAACAAATGCAATAACTGGTTGCCCAATCATATTATCTGGAGATAGCGTTGGTAATACTTGAACTTCAATATCATTACCATCAATCGTTCTTGTTTCTGTTGGACATGCAACGCCTATTGTCTGACAGAATCTAAGGTAGCCTTTATTGCCGCTCACGTTTGATTCAAAAGTATCTTCCTTAGAAGGCTCCAAGAATCTCCAAAGTTTGCCTTTGAATGTCTTCCCTACGTATGGACTACCATCTGTTGTTACCATCTTTCCACTAATATCCTTATATATAAAGTTTGCTCTATTGTTTTGTGGAGCAACTTTTACGGTATAAGTATATAGCCTTGCTTTATACTGACCTCCTTTAACGTCAAGTATTTTAGAATCAACTTCTGTTATATGACCATAGTATTCACCTTGTGTAAAAGGAGTGAATTTCTTCTTAGTATTATCACTCTTTATATAAAAGCTCTGCTCTTTAGTCACCTCATTAAACATATCATTTACGTCTGCCATGTTATTTTCCTTTCCCTTTTATCATGTTTTGTACTTTTTCTACACATGCTTCGTAGTTATGTGCATGAATCGACATTTCGTTTACTTTAACTTTTAGATTATCTACAATATCCTTACCAAGAGGGTCTGCTAATTTATATAAATCCTTAGCTTCCTTATCTGATAAAGCATCTGGCTCTGGCAAATCCTCACCTGCAAAGATATATAATCCCAATCCATGCAATGCTATTGCTTTTGCCAATGCTCTTTGTAGACTTGTATTAATCTGAAAAGCATTTGGTTTTTCTATTGCTTGATTTCGATTATCAAGTACTGGATGTATTTGTGATAGTGAAACACCATCAACTTCTACCCATACATCAACAAAATAACCGCAATCTGTTTTAAAGAATGGAGAACCATCCTCTGCCTTCGTTACACCCCATCTTGCATTTGGACAAGCGCGTTTAAGCTCTTGTACTGCATATGCCCAAGACAAGTAATTGAATCTACCTTTCTTTTGTGTATATTCGCTTACATCTGTCTTGAAGAGTTTCATGAATGTGCTTTGTTTTGTATTACTCATATTTACTCTCCTTTTCGTTATTATTTTTCATTTATTACTTACTTCTTCCTTCTAACCAATTCTCTAAATCATCTCTTTTAAAAAGAATCTTTCCATTTGGTTTAACTGGTTGATAAGATTTTAAATAACCATCGTTTTTAGCTCTTCTTATTGTGCTTACACTAAATCCAGTTGTAAGAACGACATCAGAAATAGATAAATAGTCTTTAAGACCGATTATTTTTTTTCTTATCTCATAGTTTGTATTCATATTCACTCCTTTACGTTGGTGGGTTACAATGTTCTTTAAATTGACAATAATTACATTGCCATTTTTGAACTGGAGAAACTCCAACTCTGAACTGTGGTAACCCTTGTTTATGTTCATCGTTTATATTCTTCCAAAAGAGATATGCTCTTGATATGTAAGTAAGTGGTACTTCTACGCACCTCATCTTAGAATCATCTTTATTGTAGTAATAAAGGAACATACCATCTAGTTGTCCGAATTGTTGTTTAAGCGCATAACCATATGTGCCTAATTGTAGTTCATAGTGGATACTTGGATTTAAATTCTTTTTCCTACCGAACTTTAATTTCCAAGACCAAGCCCCGCAAGTTTTTATATCATACAAAAAAACACGTTTACCATCATCTGTGTGTTTTGCAACTATATCATAAAAACCTCTGACATTTAATTCATCAATCCTCACTTCACCTTCAACTAAAAATTCAATATCTTTTTCTTTATTATTAATTTCTTTTTTAAGTTGTGTATTATCTATAGATATATCTCTATTATTATCTCTATGAAGTGCGCGTGTGTGCGTAAGAGACTTCTGAACATCATCGTGAATCAAATTTCCAAGTTGTAATAACCTCTTTGTTCTTTCATCAAAAACACCCGTAGGTTTTATTTTCATGACTGATTCAAAATACAATTTTCTTGAACAAGAACCTGCTCCAGAGGCATGATACCAGGACTCGTTACCCTCATACCTCTCTTTTCTGTTTTTCTCTTGTAATTCATCAAGATACGAATTGTATATTCCTTCGATGTCGGTGGGACTTTTTACTCCAAGCATTAAATATTTCCTCTTGAATACTCTTTAATAAACCATCTAAAGCATTCTGCTATATTCTTATGCTCACCTTTTATGCATTTAATCTTAAATTTAACCCATAAATCTTTATCGATTCCTTTGACTAAATAAGACGTGTTATCTTCCATATTTCTATCCTCTCTATTTTATGTATATACTCTCTAATTAATATAATCAAATATACATACATGTTGTTAGTTATTTTTTACTTTTTTATTGTTATTGTTTTTTGCTCTTATTTTTATTTTCCTTAACTCTGCCCTTAATTTATCATTTTCATCGCATAAAAGGGCAATTTCACGCGCAAAAACGCTATCCATCTCATCATCATTCATTGCTTTTAGCATTCTTATTATTTCTTCCATCACTTTCTCCTTTTTATAGTTTAAAATATTCGGTTAATATAAAACTTATTAAAACTATTGTTAATGTTACAATTATTGGTTCTATCATTATCTACCTCCATAATATTCTTTTTCTGTTAATCCTAAATACTCCCATACTGGCGTTCTTGTCATTGCTACCGCTTGTATATCCTCTATTTTAGGAAGAGTATGAATTGTGTATCCTAAATCATGTCCATATTCTTCCAGAAAGAATTGTATAAGGTCTTTTGTTTTACTCATTCTTCCTCCTTTTTTAATTCAAACCATTCATTGTAATCAACATCACAAGACAACTCTGCCTCAATAAATTCTTCTGCTAATCCTCTGTCTGAGTGTGTTGTATTCCATAAAATAAAGTTATTAATTGCATCAATTAACCTTTTTTCTAATTCTGTGAATTGAAAAATTGTATGTCCTTTATCATTTCTCTTTTCTTTCATTTTTTATCCTTTCTTAGTTTTTTCTGTTGTCGTTTCCATCTCTTTATTTCAAGGTTCTTACGTTTACGTTCCATCTTTCTTTCTTTCGCTTTTCTATTTGGCATTATTTACCCTCCTCTTTGTCTAATTTTTCACATAGTTTTTCACAATTAAGTAATAATTTATCAAGAAATTTCTCATATATCTTGTTTATTTTTTTTGATTTCTTTAATCGGCTTTGTAAGCTCGCTAATGTACTTGCGGATTCTTTGCTCATTTTATGCATTTTATTTCCTTTCAGTTTTGTTATGTCTTTTTTCATTTGCTTGGTTAATATTATCATTTCTCCTCCACTGGTGGATAAAAATCAATAATATCATTATGCTCTATTTCTTCAGTATACCATTTATCCCAACCATTATAAGTGTTTTCATCTTCTCTAACTTTTTGTACTGCTTCAACCTCATTTTTTGCTTCAACAAAAACTGAAATTGTTTGAAATACTCTATATTGTTTTACTTTTTTCATTTTAACTCCTTTTCTTTTCTATTTGTTTAATCTTATCATCAATCATATTTTCGTATTTCTCCACCAGGATTGCTCTTTGATTGTATGTTAAATTGTCTGAGTACTGCCCATAGTACCAACACATATGGGCAATCTCATCTTCCGTGTAATAATCCTCTATTAACATATCTCAAATCCTCCGCTTTCAATACAAAATAAAGCAAAGTTCTCAACATTTCCAACATCAAATGGATATTTATGTTCATCATTTTCAATCAAAGCATTGTAAGTTTTTTCATATTGTATCGCACTACCATCTGCAATATTTTCCATCAATATTTCACCAAGCATTTTTGCTTTTTCTGCGTTTAATCCACTGCCATCATTGTGATGTCCACTTTCCCATAATTTGTCTGAAATAAGCTCAGGAGCAACGTGTCTGCAATAATCCCATAGTGGTCTCCACCACCAACAACTATTGCGGAAATACGTGCCTCTATTGTCATCTTGATAACTACTCATTTCTGAATAAAACTTATCTTGTTCCTTTTCCCACTCTTCTTTCTTTGCTCCGCTCCTTTCTCTCCAATCAATATTATCCCATTTGAAGTATGTTTTATATTTCTCTTTACCTTTGTTCATTTTCGGATTTAATCCGTGTACGTCCATTCCCATTTTACTCTCCTTTTTCTTGGTTAAATGTTATATTTTTTGCTAATCTCATTCTGTTCTTGTTATCTAATCCGCTTATCCACATTATAAAATGTGTCTGCATCTGTCTAAATTTATCTCTTAAATATTCTCCTTCACTTGCAATATCAAAAGCGGTTCCCGTTACTCCATATGCATCTTCAGCAAATTTCTTTAAATCGCTATCTACTGACCATCTTACTAATTTATCTATATCGTGTTTATTCATTTCTTTCTCCTTTTGCCTTTATTTCGCTCAAAAATAGCCTTTTAGCACTACTTTTTGAATATCCTATGTAAAGCCTCGATACGTAATAATTGTCCACAATATCGCTAACTTTTATAAATCCGTGTATTGTTGTTTCGATTGTCATTATTTTTTCTCCTTTTCTTTTTCTGCTATATGTTCGTGTAATCCGTTACATATTTCTTCATATATATTTGCTTGGATTTGGTCGTGGGCGTTACCTTCAGGGTTTATTTCGGATTTAATGGTCATTAAACAACTATTGTGTGCGGCAAATTGTCCAATATCATAATAATAAATTGGTATTGCATTATCTGCTATTTCGTGGATTGTATCGTCAATATCATCAACTAAAATATCGATTTCTTCTTCTTTTATTCTCTTTTCTAAATCCATACACGCATCAATAATTAAATCCTTCATATCGTATGTATTTTTGCTTTTTGATTGGTCTACTGTTACTTTTATTGGTTCCATAATTACGCTCCTTTTTCTGTGTTATATTTTTCGTAACTTGTTGTTCTTGGTGAGAAATATTTGTCATACGTTCCGTTTATATCGTGGGCAATTGTTGGGGTTATTTTGTCGGTCATTTCGTGGTCTTTACAAAATTGAATAAATCCTTTTACTGCATCAATTCCAAACTTTTCTACATAGTCTAAACACGTGATATGTTTGTGCCAATTTTCTTCCCATTTCCAGTGGGATAAATACTTGTTAACTACTTTTATTAGTTCTTCTTTTCTTTCCATATTTACTTTGATATTTTCTTTTTTCATTTTCTTTTTTTCCTCTCATTTTCTTATTTATTTAACTGCTTGAACAATTGAAATATAAAAAATATTGGTTGAATAATCAAAGTAATAAAAATAATAAATATATCAAATATGTCTTGTATTATGTGTATATTATGATAGTTAACGAAAATAAAAACGAGGTATAAAAAATGTATAATAAATTCGATTTTAAAAATATGACACCTGAAACGGCAGAAGCAGAAATATTCAATCTTCAGGGTACCACATACGGTCATAATATGATTAGCTTGATATTAAATCATATCAATAAAAAATATGGTGAGGAAGCTGTTGATAAAATAGTTCGAAATACTGAATTATATGGGGGTATATAATGAAATACAATAAAAAAGAAATAAAAGTAGTTGATATTAACAAAGATTGTCAATTTTTAAAAGACTTAAACACGTCCAAGAATTTTGGAGGGACTACAATGGGCTTGTGGAATTTGGCGGTCTGTGTTGGTCAAGTTAAATTGTTTAGTAAAGGAATAAAACCAAGTAGACACTGGCGTTTAAAAGATGTTAAAAACTATTTTGGTATTAGTGGCAACACTGAAGCAATTTTAACAAAATTAAATCATATAAATAAAATAGTGAAAGGTCAAATATAATGAATGATATTAATAAAAGATATAATATTGGATTGTCAATAATAAATAATAGCGGAGGATTTAAAGCGATGTTAAATGATATAATAAAACCAAGTAGAATAATAAAATCATATAAGATATTTAATAGACTAAAAAGTATTATAAATAAAGTCTTTGAAAATGTCGGATATTTTTTTATCGGTTATAAGGTTGACATAGAATTAAATCAATCGGATATATTAGAAGCTAAATCGAAAATAAGAATATTAAGAAGTAATCAAAGTAAGAATCTTGAAGACATTCAAACATTAATAAATTTAGTAAATAAAAATGTTTCAAAAACTGAAACGTTAGGAAAATATGTCTCTAAGAAATTTGTTAAAGTAGAGTTAGAAATGGCAAATACTGAGCAAATCAAAACATTAACAAAAGATGTTAAAGTTTTAAGAAAACCCGCAAAGAAGAAAATAGATAAGAATCTTTTTAAACTTGATAATATTGTAGATGAAATTAATAATATTATTAATATTAAGGTAAGTAATGCGTGGAGGGTTGGCCATTATGGCGAAGATATAACACAAGACGAAGAGCCAAAAAGAACAATAAAAAACATATTAGAGGATTATATTAACTTAACTAATGAAAGGGGTCAAGATGGCACTAAGTAGAAAATACTATCAAGCAATAGCGCAAGCAATAAAAGAAAGTACAATGAATAAAGATAGGGAGTATTTAGCACCTATTCTTAATAAAATGTTATTAATTGATAAGTTATCAAGTATACTTAAAAATGATAATAATTTATTTAATGCTAATAAATTTATTGATGCGTGCGGTAACTCTGAAGTTTTAAAAGTATGGGGGTTAAGAAAAAAATAATACCGCGGATTGTGTAGCAATAGACGCCTCGATTTATTCGGGGCGTTTTTGTTTTGTGTTGGTTCTTGTCTTGTGTATTAATCAAAATATCAATTACAATTATAATTTCAACCCAATTTGCCCCCCTAACCCCTAAATCGCGGGGGGGCACTCGCATAAAGAAATACCCACACACATTCTAACCCTATTTTTCAAATTATGTAACACGCTAAACCTTTTCTTCAATGCTATATCATAAAATATTTTGTAAAAAAATTTCAAAGTTGTCTTAGACTTTTCTTTATTATTAATTTCTTTTATAATATGGATATTATCTATAGATACTATCTCTAGTATATATCTCTATTATATAGATAAATATAATCAAATAAATGAATTATGCAAGGTTTTTATTTTTGGTAAAAGTTTTTTATATTACTTCATGGATGTAAAACTAATAAAAGGTGAAGAGAATTATTTATATGACGATGATGTTGAGTTTCGCGCATTCAATCCTGATGCTGAGATTGTTGGTAATTGGAGAGTGGGTGTTGCTCGTGATTGGGTATATACTGATGATGGATATGTTCTTCAAATACTTAAACGTAGTGGTTTAAAGCATCCAGGCTACAAATCTCCTCGTAATGTTGTTTTGACGGTTTGTGGTTCTTATATTGTTGAGCAGAAGACACATCAAATATTGGGGGATAGAGGCGTTGCAAAGAACATTTTTTCATTTTCAGGTAACTATGATGCCATTTATGAACGAGCAAAGGATAGGAAACTAAACAACCGTGAATTTCTTTTCGCTCAATACGTTGCAGCAGGTGAGGGTACGATTTCAGCGTATAAAAAAGCGTATCCAAAGGCGAAAGATGAAAATTATATCAAACAAAAAACGAATGTTTTATTAAAAAAAGAGGAAGTTAGAACTATGGTTAAAGAAGAGGTTAAAAAAATATTAGCAGATGAAGGCGTTTCACCTGAATGGATTGTTCAAAAGTATAAAATGATTGCAGATTTGTCTGATAGGGACACAGATAAGCTTCGTTCACTAGAAGCACTAGGTAAAATGTCTGGATTATTTGATACAGAGAAGAAACAAGAGCAATTAACAGTATTTCAAGGATTTACACCAGAACAAATGGAGGCTTTAAGTGGAAAAACACCAAATACAAAGCTCATCGCACACAAAGAAAAAGAACAAGACGAAGATTAAAGACCCTTGTCCTATTTGTGAGGAAGAATTGTATCATAATGAGCATTATTCTAAACGTGTAGGCTTATTTGACACAAATACTACTGAACATGACATAATTGGGTGGATGTGCCCTAGATGCAACAGTGAGTTTGATAATTTGGATAATATTATGTATATTTACGGCGAAGATTCAATGCAAGGAAATACATAAACAATTAGATATGGAGATATAATGGAAGTAAAAGATGCAAGAAATAGAAAAGAAGTAATGTCTATTCCAGGAGAACAAGTTAAATGGGCTAACAAAAAAAGTAAACCTGCTAAAAAAACAAATTCTGAAAGTAAAAAAGCAGCTAAAAATATAGTAAAATCTATTAAAAAAAATAATAGAAAAAATGCTAGAGCAAAAGCAAGAGCAGAAAGACAAGATGCAAGAGCAAAAAGAAAAGAAGCAAGAGCTTCAAGAAGAGCTGCAAGAAAAAGTAGAAGTGGTCAAGAAAGAGCTAATGCAATAAAAATGAGTAAATTAGCAAAGAAGAATGCTACTTCAACTACAGCAAAATCTTTAAAAGAGAAAAAAGAACTTAAATTAACAGGTAAAATAAGAGTTGGTGCAAAATCAATTAAAGCTACTAAAGGCGGTGCTTATGCATCTTATGATAAAAAAAGCGCAGCAGCTGCATCTTTTAGAAAAGCTTATGCTAAAGCTAAAAAAGGCTCAACATTTACTTGGGACAATAGAAAATACAAAAAATAGTGAAAATTGTTTATACAGATTCAGTCACAGGTGAAGACAGACAGGTTACCTCTTTATCCTCTTGTTATGTTAATCACACTCTATACCCTTCTTCATTTGTGACTGATAACTCTAATTTTGATATGTGGAGTAATAATGGCTAAATTTGGAAAAAGAAGTAAAGAAAGGTTAAGCACTTGTGATAATAAACTACAAAAAATATTTAACGAAGTTATCAAATATGTCGATTGTTCTGTTTTGGAAGGCCATAGAAGTGGTGAAAGACAAAACAAGCTTTATGATGAGGGAAAAACTAAGGTTCGGTACCCAAATGGTCGTCATAACTCTAATCCAAGTAGGGCTGTGGATGTTGCCCCTTATCCTATTGATTGGGATGATAGGGAACGCTTTCATTTGTTTGCAGGCTTCGTGATTGGTATTGCTCAGTCTATGGGTATTAAACTACGTTGGGGTGGTGATTGGAATATGAATTTTGAGGTAGATGACAATAAATTTGATGATTTTCCTCATTTTGAACTTACAAAAGGAGAATAATGAAAAAAGAAAATGCACATAGTAATATAGATGATTTAATTTTAGTAGATACATTAAATAGAATATCTCATTCTGATGATGCTCTTGGAATTCAAGCTTTGTATCAAGCAAAAACTAAAGGTGGAGACACAAGACATTTACTTCAACATTCTACAGGAAGACCTACTAAGTATAATTTAGAAGTTATGGATTATTTATTAAGAGATGCAATAAAACAAAACCCTGAATACTCAGATACATTAACTACACAAGAATTACCTCTTGTTAAAGAAGGTATGCAAAAATCTGGGAATATAATAAAAAGTTTATTAAATATGATAATGGGGAGTTAATTATGTACGGAAAAAAGAAAAAATACCCAATGGGTGGAAAATTAAAAGGAATGCCTCATAGTAAAGGTGGAATACCTATTGAAGCTGAAGGTGGTGAGTTTATTATAAAAAAAGATTCAGTTAATCCAAATACAGAGTCTGTATTAAATTATATTAATGAAAATGGTAATATACCTACATCTAATGCAATGGACAGAAGTGAAACTTCTTATATGGGTGGTGGAATGGTAAAGCCTATGTATAAGCATGGTGGTAAAGTTAATGAATTAAAAAAACATAGCAAACATCATTCTGCAAAACATATGAGCCAAATGAAAAAAGATATGCATAAAGGTAGTTCTTTAAAAAAAGCTCATAATAAAGCAATGAAGAAAATAGGTAAATAATGTCTTTGTACGAAAATATAAATAAAAGAAAAAAAGCAGGAACAAGTAGGTCTAAGAAAAATTCAACTATATCTGCAAAAAATTATGCTAACATGAAAGCAGGTTTTCCTAAAAAAGATGCAAGGAAAAGAAGTAAAAAATCATGAAAGTAAATGATGCAAGGTTGAGGACTCAATCTTATCGTGAAGGTGGTAAAGTCGGTAAAAGAAGTCCTGCATGGCAACGTAAAGAAGGTAAAAACCCAAGTGGTGGTTTAAATAAAAAAGGCGTTGCATCGTATAGAAGAGCTAACCCTGGCTCTAAATTAAAAACTGCTGTAACTACTAAACCTTCTAAATTAAAAAAAGGCAGCAAAGCTGCAAATAGAAGAAAATCATTTTGTGCTCGTATGAGCGGTATGCGTAAACGTCAAAAACCAAGCAACAATACGGGTAAAGATAGGTTATCATTGTCATTAAAAAAATGGAACTGTTAATATATGGCCAATTTAACTAATCAATATATAGAAGATGTTTTACTTCCTAAATTTGGATTTCCAATAGGAGCTAATCAACCAGAAGAAGATTTTAAAAATAAAAGTCTTTATGAGTTACAAAAATTATTATTTAAATCTATTAAAAATAAACCTTCAACTGGTCATGAAGCAATTGATAATTTAATTGCTAAATCAAATAGACTAAAAGAAAAAATAGAATCTAAAGATGATTTTAGATTCGGGCAATTTGGAAATATTAAAACAAATTTAATTGAATCATTATTTAAAAATAGAAATTTATTAAATGTTGACATTTTTGGTCAAATGGGTAAAAATAAACAATTATATTATGGATTAGGCGGAAATAAAGATAATTTTAGTTTTGGATTATCAAAAAAATTTTAAATGGCAAATTTAAATCTTAATGGTAATGTATCAAACAATGAAAAAGTTCTTGAAATGGCATATAAAGACCTTGTTGTATTTGGTAAATTATTCTCACCACAAGACTTTCTAGCATCAGCTACTCCTGATTTCCACAATACTGTCGGTAAAAAACTTTTAGATAGAGATAATCAACAATTGGCACTTGTATTGCCTCGTGACCACGCAAAGTCAACCTTAGCTGCAACTGCGGTCTTACATCGGTTCTTATTTGCGAATAAAGAAAGCCCAGAATTTATCGCTTGGGTTGGCGAGGCGCAAGACCAGGCTATAGATAACCTTAATTGGATTTCTAACCACATATACTCTAATCCTGCAATACATTATTATTTCGGTGACTTGCAAGGTGATAAGTGGACTAAGAACGAAATAACATTAACAAATAATTGTAGGATGATTGCAAAGGGAGCAGCACAAAGACTGCGTGGTAAAAAGCAATTATCTACAAGATATACTGGAATTATACTTGATGATTTTGAATCTGAGTTAAATACTAAAACTCCTGAAGCTAGACAACAAATAAAGAATTGGGTTACAGCTGCTGTATATCCTGCTATTGATTTTGATAAAGGTGGGTTTTTATGGTGTAATGGAACTATTGTGCATTATGATTCATTCTTAAATGGACTTGTTAAGAATCACAAAGAAGCAATGAATAATGGTTCAGAGTATTCCTGGGATTTAATTACATATAAAGCAATACTTGATGATGGTACTCCATTATGGCCTTCAAGATGGCCTTTAAAGAAATTAGATGAAAGAAAACAGTTTTATATAGATTCTGGTACACCATCTAAATTTTATCAAGAATATATGAATCAAGCTAAATCACCTGAAGACCAAATCTTTAGTGAAAGCGATATAGTTGATAATTTATATAGTGGTAGCATTAAATTTGACAATCAAAGAGATTCTTGGTATATAAAGTTAGAAGATGGAGAAATTGAGTATGTTAATATTTATATTGGTGTTGACCCTGCTTCGACTCTTAGTACACGTAACGATTATAGTGTTATTATGGTTATTGGCGTTACCGCTGACTATGATTATTATATTATTGAGTATTGGAGACAAAGAGTATTACCCATGGACTGTGCAGATGAGATATTTAAAATATCTGAACGATACAAACCAATTAAAAGAATAAACATTGAGACTATATCATATCAGGAAATGTTAAGAGATTATATACATAAAAGAAGTAAAAAAGAAGGAAAGTTTCTTCCTGGTATAGAACAAGGTATAAAAGGCTATGGTAATCAAAAAAAGAAAGACAGATTATTTGAAGGTCTACAACCTATGTTTAAAGCAGGTGCTGTACATCTTAAAAAAGATATGCATGAGTTTATTGGTGAATTATTAGATTTTCCTAAAGGAAGTCACGATGATACTATTGATGCATTTTGGTTGTCAACACAATTTGCTAAAGGTAGTAAATCAGCCAGTAAAATTAAAAAAATTAAAAACAATGAAGAAGAGTGGGAAAAGCCAAAAAAGACCTATAATTGGATTACAGGGGCAAGGGGTTGATTATTATGATAAATATGTTATATATTACATAGCATGATAGAATCCGATAAAAAAGCAATTTACGTAAAAGAACTTTATGATAGATGGTCAGATGCTCGTAAAGAGTGGGAAGACCATGCTCGTGAAGATATTGACTTTTATCTTGGTAATCACTTTAGTGAAGATGAAGCTCAAGCACTTGCAGAAAGAAATCAATCTAATATACCTTTAGATAGAATATACTCAGCTATTGAGCAGTTTAAAGCTATTATAACATCTAAACCACCAAAATTTTCTGCTATGCCAAGAGAAGATTCTGATAGTGATTTAGCTAGTGTATGGAAAACTATATTAGATTATATATGGAATATATCAGATGGTAATGAAGTATTTAAGCAAACAATACACGATTATTCTGTAACTGGACTTGGTTATTTTTATGCATATGTAGATAGAGAAGCTGATTATGGTAGAGGTGAAGTTAAATTTACATACGTAGACCCTTTTAGAGTTGTTATTGACCCTAATGCTAGAAGTAGATATTTTGATGATGCTGCTGGTATGATGTTATCTACTATATTTACTAAATTTCAATTATTAGATTTATATCCTCAATTATCAGAAGAACAAGAAAATGGTAAGATGATGATTGATTTAATAGAAAATTACAGAGAAGATGACACTTTTCCTGCAGCTATGAATAAAAGAACTGTTGGAACATTTACTCCTGATTATGTTAAAGATAAAGATAGGGGTGAAGGTTCTGAAAAATATCAACTTATTGAACATTTTTCTAAAGTTAAAGTTCCTTATTATAGAATACTTGATATGGAATCAGGTGAAGAAAGAATTTTAGATGTTAAAAATATGGAAAAGTTTTTAGCTGACCCTAAAATTTCTAAAGCTTTAGAAAATGGTCTTATAGATGTTGTCGAAGTACAACAAACAAGAATTAAATTAACATGCACTTTAGGTCAAACAGTATTTTATGAATATGTATTAAATACTGATAAATACCCTATAGTGCCTGTACCAAACATTTGGACTAATACTCCATATCCAATGAGTGATGTTAGAAAAAATAAAGACT